GCGGTGTATCGAACCACGATATTCATGCCCTGGGAATGAGAAACGGAAACAAGCCCCACAACAAGGATCATGTAAAGGACCAGATCCAGCCAGAAATGGCAGGTCATGAAACATACTTGTTTGGGAAACCATTGATGAACGACATAGACAACAACCAGAAGGATAATCATCTGGGCAAATAACAAGGAACAAACTTTTTGTAAAAAGAGTGATTGTAATCTTGATAATTTTTCCATATTGTTTATTAATTATTATTTAGAGAAATAATTTTATTCTAATAGAAACAATATGGGGATCAAGAATTTACATCATTTTTTAAGAAAAGCATGTCCGTTAATCTACACCGAAATCCATTTATCAAAATATGCCTACAAGAAGCTGGCGATTGATACTTCTATTTTCATGTGTCGGTTCAAGACAACATATGGGAGGCAATGGCTGGATGCTTTTCTACAACTGGTGTCAATCTTGCGAGAAAACGAAATCCACCCAGTGTTTGTTTATGACACCAAAGCCCCCATTGAAAAGGAAGAAGAAAGAAAAATGCGCACAATGGCCCGCATCAAGACCAAGGAGAAAGCGGATCTAATATGTGCCTCCTGGGAGACCTATAAAGGTCTGTTTCGGGACAATAACGAATGTTTTGGATTGAATGGGATTATACCTCTGGAAAGAGAGAAAATGACGCCAGAATTATGTGAATTTATCAACAAGAATTATATGGAATACGAGGCATACAGTATCGTATCGATTGACAATGCTCTGGACCACATGCTGAATACACTCTTGTCAATCAGGACAGAGGATTTTGAATTGACAAGGACCCTGTTTGATATTATGGACATTCCGTATTTGATGGCGACGGGTGAAGCCGAGGCAACCTGTGCGATGCTGTGTCGGATGGGCCTTGTTGACGCGGTCCTGTCTGAGGATACGGATGTCCTGAATTATAAGGCACCCCGATTCCTTCACAAGCTGAACATGAACCAGCAGACATTCGTGGAGATTGAGTATGAGGACATGCTGTCCAGATTGGACATGACAGAGGAACAGTTCCTGGATTTCTGTATCATGTGCGGCACAGATTACAACAATAATCTCTACAAGATTGGCCCAGAAAAATCATTCCGGTTGTTGAAAAAACACGGGTCAATCGAGCAGATCAAGATCAACAATCCAGCACTGGACATGTCAAACTTTCCCTACCAGCGTGTCCGTGAGATTTTCAAGGACGATCAACAGATCACACAAGACATGATTGATGCGGTGCGCTATGCGGGCACCCCCGACAGCCAGAAATTATTGGAATTCTGTTTCAAGAACAATTGCAGGTTTGACCTCCCCCGCCTCTTCCAGTCCTTTACTATTAATTCTCACATTGAATTCGAATAAAAATTATATTATTATTTCTTTTTGTAAAGAAAGAAAGTAATGTATTGTGTCAAGGACGTCAAACGCTGTCCGTATAAAAGTCAGGTCACCACGATTAATCAGGTGAGGAATGCCTGTCTCAATTTTTGTTATTCCCAGCCTCAATTCAAAGACAATATTGATAAAGACATGTATTCTTCTCCCTGTGGCAAGTTCTGCCAACAGGTGGTCAACCAGACCATCAAGGAGTACGGCTACAGCCCCTGTGAGAAGAAGATCCAACCAGCCGTCAAATGGTACCAATACCCTTAATATAAAAATGATTTTCATTTTCCACAAAATGAAAATGTAAATAATGAAAGTAATTCGGGACAACATATGGGGGGATATTTCCGTTTCGAGTATCGCTCTAAAATGGATAGACACCGAAGAATTCCAGCGGCTGCACAGTATCCGCCAAACAGGTCTGGCCTACAGGGTCTTTCCAACTGCCACCACCACCCGTTTTGTCCATTCTTTGGGTGTGTACCATTTACTGGCGTGCTTGTTGGAAAACCTCAAGCACCATCAACCAGAGGTCATAGATGGATTGGGAGAGGAAAAGATGGAATGGATATGCCTGGCTGGGCTCCTCCACGACATTGGGCATGGTCCATTCTCTCACTTGTTCGATGAATATCTGGAAGGTGATGCACCATGGTCCTTCCATGAGAAACGGGCATTGGACATGATTACCATTATGAACCAGAAATATAAATTGATGCCGAAAGAAGCCATCCAGTTTATCCAGGCCATGATTGATCCACCAAAAGATGGTAATGATGTGAGATGGTATTCACACCTGATCAACAACCCCGAGAGTGGCGTGGATGTCGACAAGATGGATTATCTGGTGCGCGACAACCATCAATTCGGGTTGTGCATGTCGGTGGATGTCCAGCGGATCATCAAGAATTGTCGCGTGGTGGATGACACACTCTGTTTCCGGGACAGGGTTCAGGATGAACTATGGAACCTGTTCTTGATCCGGCACCGCCTCCATTCCACCATCTACCGCCACCCAAGGATCCGTAAATTCGAAAAAGAAATCCAATTTATCCTGTTGATGCTTGAAAAAGACGAGAATTTCAAGGTCAAGGTGGCATCCAGAGACATCAAATCATTCCTCAAATGGACGGATTCTTATATCCTTTTTAAAGCAGACCCAGATCAATTACGCGAGTTCCACGCACGATCATCACCACTCGTCAAGGAAAACCCCATCACATACAAGGACACCCAATTCATGAAACTCAATAATGCCTGGTTCTACCATCGTGATAATCTTGCTGAAAAATTCCAGCTTCAGTTTCCCTCTCTTTTCTGCCCCTTTTCCATCCCAATCTAAGGAGAAGATTCATTTTTTCAAACAAACAATAAAAAAAGGTTTGAAAACAAATTATTTCTACACGAGGTATGCCGTCTGGGGATGGGATAGGACGGCATCCTTGAACCAGTATTGGTAGATATCAAAATTGGCGGGGGCATCCTGGATGGGCGTGTACCCCATGGGTGGAGGGAATGTAAAATTTCTGTAGGCACACAATGGGGATCGGACAGCATTCAAATTATAAAAGGGTGGGGATCTGCTGCTTGTCCTTATATTTTCTGGAACAGGCATCTTGTCGCACCCATCCGCATACGAGAATCCGGTTACTGGGGAATATTTTTCACAGGAATAGAATCGGAAGCACACGGCCACACTTATTAACAAAAGAGCCAAAAACAAAAGAACGGTTGTCATTGTCTTTATTTATATTTTGAAAACAAACTTTTTTTCCATAATAAAATGATAAAAATTATAATCCCATTGTTGATGATTATTATTCTTTTGTTGATGTGCCTGAACAAGAGGGAGAATTGGAAGTACCAAAACTGGGATTTTGACGATTTCCCCAGGATGTGTAAATGCAAACTCGAGGAAACCAACGAAGCCCTGGCATTCGCCAACACCCCCCATTTCGGCGGAACCCCCAACAATTCTCAGGTGTGGATGTGATGCTCACACCACGACAAGATCTGGCACCCATAAAAAATCAACACCTTTCAATCGATCTGTGTTTATCCGTTGGAGCAGGTCATTCTTCCAGATGTAAAAAGATGACGGATACAGATTGTTCCATTCATCGATCGTCCACATTCGGACCGATTGGATACGATGCACGAAACGGGGTTTAGAATCATTGTAAAAGAACAAGTCGGCGTCTGCGACAATGAGCTTCATCACATTGGGAAAATGACGCGTCCATTCCACCAATTGGTTGTGAGGATGTATCAATAACCTCTTTTGTATGATGTATGTGAATTTGTGATTGCGCAGCGAATGGTAATGCTTTATCTTTCTTTTACGGAATGGATTGTAAATATATTCTCCACATGTCGGGCAGTACCTCTCGTTCAATTGTTTCCGAATAATTTCCTTCTGGAGGGTGGAAAGGGTGGGCAGTGCGCACCCTACAAACTTGAGGATATTCCACCTGTGGTAGTTTATTACATTCATTTTGTTTAATAAGGAGAATATGGATATTATTTTCATTTTTCTTTTGAAATAGATAAAAAAGAAAAAATGAAACAGATCAGGCCATTCTTCTTGCTTGATATGAAAAAACCCCTTCATTTCTGTTTCCAGGAAGCCGTCCTATCCGCCATTGTCATTACTTTCTATATGATCTTGTCGGATTTTGTCTATGAATATATTGATCAGCAATCGATCGACAAGTGGAAAAAATATGTTTTGACAATGATGATTATGTTTGTTTCCAGTTTTGTTTCCATCACATTCATCCTTTTCATTTTCGGCTACAATTGTGATGTAAAAAAAAATAAGAAAATCTTCAATAAAGAATGTTGATTGGTAGTGGTGGTTATAGTAAAATTTGGCATCCCCCCCGTAAGAATAGGATGATTGATGAAAAATATCGAGGAAATGATGATTACATCCAAAGATTAACAAATGAGAGTTTTACAGACATCTCCAAAGGACAGTTTGCCCGCACCATTTTTGACAAGAATAATAAAATGACAAGCCCCCTGCTTGCCATCTATGAAAGACCCAGTAAAATGTATAGTGAAATCCGCCCATTCCGTGATGATGACCTCGGTGTTTTATTGTCAAAAAATTCTGGCAGAAACAACCTCGAATTGTTCTGCCGTATACTGAAAAATATTAAAAATATTATGAAGGGCCTTGTCGTCCTCCACGAAAAAGGGTGGGTCCATCACGATATCAAGACAAAAAACATCCTCTACAACACGAAACCCTTCAAACTCTTTTTGATCGATTGGGGGACAACCGATCTTTTCAGTGATGTTTATTCCGAAGAAAACTATTCGTGGTTTTCGGGCGACAATACAAACCATCCACCCGAATACAAGAGTTATGCTCACTACAAGTATGGTTATGAATTCAATGATGATGACTTTGCCACTGATTATGCGAACAATATCTACATTTTTTCTCTCTTGAAGATCCAGAGTAATTATATGAAGTTGTTGAACAAGGCAAACAATGAATTACAGCACGAATTCAAGACAAAGGGAGAAAAATTCCTTAAAAGTATTGCGCCAAAGACTGATGTTTTTGCCATTGGGATGGTGCTGACACAGGTGTATCTGGTGATGGCCTATGCGACCTTGTATGGATCACCATTCAATAAAAAAATGATATTTCTGCTCCGGAACATGACCCACCCCGACCCACGGAAAAGGTGGGCTATGGAAAAATCCGTAGAGGCACTCAGCCCTCTTGTTTACCAGATCTGCAAGTTATAAAACTATTGATAATCAAAAGGGCCTCCTGATCATGGGCGTCTGGTATGTCGCTTATAGTGTTGGTATTGGGCGAGACACGAGAAATACAGCATGTGGGGATATGTTCCAGTAGGGTTTTCATGACACACTGATCAGTGCCCACATGGATCTGGTCGTAATCAAGGATCATGTAAATTATTCGCCCCAAGTGTTCCAGAAGAAAATTGTGATCCGGGATCCTTATAGAGATGGTTTTTGCTCCGTAACTCTTTTGTTCTTTTACACTGGAATCCATATTAAAAATCCGTTTCAACCGGAATCTCTTGTCATTGTATGAAAAGATTGCCGATGCCAGATTGGAAAACCCCGCTGGGTCATCCATAACACGGAACGCTTTCATCTCGTTTGTCTTGTCCCAGATCATCTGGTTCGTATGGCACAAGAGTTCGTAGCACATGGGCCACTTGTCAATCAATGATAAGGTATAATCGTGGAGGAGTTCCTTTTCACGCAAGATTTCCCTTCTTTTCTGTTCATCTGGAATTTTTGCCAGTTTTAGGCACAGGATCGAATACTTGTCCGCAATTTCACCATCAGACACCTCAATCTTCATTTTTATCTATAAAATTTTATTTTATAGATGGTGTTTGTTTATAACTTGTGGTGCTGGCTGATCTCGTCCAATAGGCCATCGATTGTGATTGATAATTCCCAGCCAATTTTTTTTAGACGGGAATTGTCGCCCTGAATGTTGTTTGATTTTTCATTCCGCTTGTTCCTTTCATCGACAAGAAGGACAATCTCGTCTGTGTCTTTATGAACATAATAATTTCCCTTCTTTTTGAGTTCAACGCCTACCCTCCTATAGATACCCATGACCAGTTCCTCCATTAGATAGCTCTTGTCGTGGCAAATCACATAGTTTTGGTCTCCCCCAATCAGGATACAATGGATCGCATGGGCAACATCGGACGCGTGGATAATGTTCCTCATGGAATCCAAACTCCCAATCTGGATCGGCATCTTGTTCTTGACCCATTGGTGCGAATGATGGGCAACCTTGTTCAACAAGAAATCCTTTGATTTGCGACAGGATTCAGTTGTAAAGATGATGCCATTGTAGAAGGGGCATTCGTATTTTTCACGATAAAAATCAACAAACGAATGCCCCATAATCTTCGAGATGGAATAGGGGTGGAGGTGCTTGTAATGGGTGTCGTCCTCGCGGACCGTGTAATCGCCATGCCCCTTGAATATCTCACTGCTGGAGGCATTGAAGACCTTTGCCGTTAAATCATTTTTACAGACACACTCACAAATGACGGCAATCATACGACCATTCACATCCAGGGTGGCAATCGGGTTCTCAAGGGCTGTTTGGGAATTGGAGATCCCGGCAAGGTGGGCGATATACTGGGGATTAACGGCCAGTATAACATCGTTCAATAGTTCATCATCCTCACCCACAAAAAATTTGGTGATATTGTGTGGATTGTCGTGTTTTCTTCTGGAATGACCAAGGCCAAAGATATTGTAGAAATTTTTGTATTGATCGAGAAAATAGGAAGCAATATGCCCATCACAACCCGTCAGCAAAAGTTTTGGCCGGAGGGAAAAGATGTCGAGGTGTGGAAAGGGAAAGACAAGAGATCCCCCATTTTCCAAGAAAATATTCTCCCGTTCGATAATCTCCTTCTTGAAATGCCACGGCAGGACAAGGAGGTATTCGGGGGGATTTTTTCTCATCTCTTCTTCGCTTATGATTTCTGTGCCAGTGGGTGTCATTTTTCCAAATTTATTGGGATTCCTTTCTACCGCATAGGGGATGTCTTCTTTTGTAATGTTGGCAAACTGGAGTGTGCAGTTCCCCTTGGTGGATGCTCCATAGATCCATATTCTTTTGCCATTCTCATTGATGTTATTGATAAACATTTTTAAACGGCGCGCCTCGTCCGCGCACCTCTGGTAGAACCGCTGATATGTTTCGGGGTCCTTGAGGGAATACATCTCCTCTTTTATAAAAATGGAGTGGATCAGGTCGGCGCACTCATTGTGTCTTGTGGATGATTGTTTCGCCAAATAAATCCGAAAACTCCCTCCGTTGGACGAATTGAATTTGACATCAATAATCTTCAATCCGGCACGATTCGCAATCTCTTTGATCTGGAAGAGGGTGTAGTATTCAAGGTGCTCGTGGCAGATGGTGTCGATGCTGTTGGCATCCAGCATGTTCAACAAGTAGCTCTGTTCGCACGTCCAAACACCATCGTCTTCCAGGATGCCTTCGATATCCCTTGCGAACTGGACTGGGTCTGGGAGATCATAGAACATGGCGATGGAAGAGACAATCTTGCATTTTTCCGTTGGGAATCGTTTTCGAAAAGTTTGTCCCGTAAAATAATCGGGGATCAACACTTCATCCGTGTAGAAATGTTCGAATTGTTTTCCAGTGGGGTCAATCCCCACACGCACCAATCCTTTTGGGTAGAATTTCAGAAAAGTGGAATCATTGCTCCCAATGTCCAGCACAACATCTCCATCCTTCCACCCTTGAACCTTTTCCATCAACTCCTCGTGGTATGTCTTTAAATGGGTTTTCATGGTGTTGCTGATGCCAGAGCGGTAGCCGTACTCGTGCTCGTACATTTCGGATGCGTGAGTGGTCTGCCTCAACTGGAGCAGGCCACATTCACAGCACAAACAAAGGGTGATGGGGCATTTGGGCGTAGAAAAGTCATTCTTCTCGGGGAAACGGGAAGTGATGTACTGCTCGCCAAGGTCAATGACATCTGCTAGGTTTGTGGATTTACATATTCGACAATTTTCAATAATGTCCATGCTGGTTTTCTTGTAATCTTCTTCTTCTTTTAAATCATTCTCATTTCAAAACTGAAGGGATATTCTGCCCGATGTTGTGAAAATGTTTATAGTCATTAAAATTTCTTTTAGTGTGTTTGTAGAAACCAATTTTAGTTGGGGTATGAATACTGAATGCGATTGATAAGGGAGCAGAGAGAGACCCAATAAATAATTTACAAGAATTGATAATGGTAAATAACTCTTCTAATGAATGGGGGCAATAATAATTGATCTTATGGGCATTCTTTACAAAATGGTCATGCTCATTCTTGTCAAAACCCACAAATAAAATGTTTCCGTAATCAATCCTATTAAAAAATATCTTCCAGTCGATTATATCCGGAAAACGATAAGAAGTTGTATTAATGACGATTTTGTCTTTCCAGATGGCATCACACGGAATATCAAAGATCCATTTATTTTTCCCCCAATCGATATTGTATTCTTTCTTCATCCACGTCAAATAGTCGTCCATAAATTTTTTATCCACGTATATATGTCTTCTCCAGCGAGAAAGATCAATATCGTATTGTTCTCCATTGTGAATCTTGAATTCTTTGATATAAGGTTGTTTGGATACTATTGGAAGCAGGTCTGTGTATGCTCTTTTAACACCGTGTCTAAACTTATCCCCCCTCTCAGAAATATACAGGATTGCTGGTTTCTTATCCAGTAAGAACCTTTCATAGATAATGGACATTTGTTGGATAAAATCCCCTAATTTACCTCCCGAAATGTATATTGTCATCTCTTATGTGATATCAATATTTTATAAATTTGATATTTTATCAATCAAAATTCAAACGAAGGATCTTGGGGAATTTAAGTTTGTATCTCTTGACGGCAATATTGAATGCCTGGTAATAGCTCAACACAATCCAGCCCATAATTATAAGGTTCGCTACCAAGCTGGCTACAAGGCCAGCCCACCCATACTGACCGTAATTGATTAGGATACTTCCAATCATCCATATTGTTCCTATGAACAAATAACCAGTCAGTGCGTCAGCCGCTCCCTGTAGAGTCGACTGGTCTTTGGAAAAATTCACCACTGAAAATTTGCTTGACATTTCGACCGAACCAATGGACGCTTGAATAGAGGCCAAGAGGATCGCATTGCCCATCAATTTAAAAAACTTTTTAGAAGAATCATCCTGGAAAGAAGAAGATGAATTTTTTTTCATTAGATCGTCTCTTTCTATACGAAAAGAAGATTTTTTTTTTTATTGTAAATAAAACATGCCAAGCAAGAAAGAAGAAAAAGTCAATCCCCGTTGTTTAGAATACGCCCAGCAACACACAATTATGCTGCTACTGCTCCTTTTGTTCTTTGGTGTTTTGATTGTCCCCCGTTTTTATGAACAGGTTCTACAATCACAATACGACAAGAATGAAGGGGTTATCAAGACCATCTATTTCTCCCAATACACGCCCGTTGTTTCTTTTGTTGAGATTGTGTACAAGGTGGATGAAAAAGAATATAGTGTGAAAGAACTCCTTAACCAACACCTCCAGATGGGGGATCATGTTGAAATTTACGTTGGGAAGGACAAGAAAACCATCCAGTTCCAGAAACCTTCCATGGCTGTCCCCGCATCACTGTTGGTTGTTTACGCAATTATTCTGTTTATGTGCCTATACAAAATCTATTGGTTCTTTTCAAGCAAAAAGTAAGTAAAAAAAATAATTTTTATATTGTCGCGCTATAAGTGGTCCGTTCTTCAATCCTTTCCAAGATGGTCAGCCCATTATTGTTGGGGTAATGTTTCTTGAACCTCCATTCGGGGTGTCGTTCCAGGAACTCGTCAATCGCAAACGAGAGCCCCATCATGATTTCATGGACTGGATAGCCATATTCCCGGCTTTCCTGATGGATGTCGTGTTTTTCTCGCAAGCTCTCCCCCATGATCTTGTCAACCTCGGTGTCGTGGAGCACAATGTATTTCCTAACTCGGCTGTGGTGGAATTCCAGTTCCCGGATCAAATGAGCGTAAACGTGCCACGTGTCGATAAACATCATATCCACAGGTGGCAAGGGTGTCGTCGCGCTATTTCCCTGGAAAAAATCAAACTCAATCCCGCATGAAGCACTCACTCTCTGGATGTCCTGTAGGCAAGTGGGCGGGACAATATCAAGGCAAACCAGTTTCTTCTTGGTCTTTTGGTTCAGGCACAACCCATACAAGAATGCCCACGTAGAAACCGCATAACGAACCCCTACTTCTGCGATGGTTTCGCATTTTACAGACATTTCTAATAATTTCGGCAGGTGCTCGTGGATGTCTGAAACAATCTTCATGTGGTGGATACAATTATTGGCAATGGTCTCCATTTTTATTTATTACACCTTTTCCCATGGTCTTAAATAAAAATGTCTGTCTATTTTACTTGCTGTAGGGCTTGCGACCCTTGGAAACCCAGTGCCCCTTCTCGTGGAACACCTTGGAGGTCTTCTTGGTGGTAAAGTCCAATTTTCCGGGATGGGTCTTGGACTCTTTGTGGTAGGAAGGACGAGACAGGGTGAGGGCATCGTGGTATGACACATTGTTCTTCTTGGCATAAGCCATCGCATGCTTGATCCAACGGTTCATCTTTTCTTTATATAAATATTTTTATTAATTATTTTTGTTTCAATAATGCTTCCAAAGTATTTGGCAGTAAAAATTGTTCTGAAAAATACTGGTTGTCTTTGTCCATACTTAATATTCGTAATTCGCAGATAGACGTGTTCTTCTCCTCATTCCATCCCATCTCATCGTAATACATATAAAGAACAAGTATCGGTGGCACAACGGAGTTTTTACAATTGGAATAAATTTGTTTCGCAATTTGTTTGCCGTCTTCAGACATAGCCCATGTAAGGACGGAAACCAATGTGGCTAATCTATTCTTGTTCGGTATTTTGATTTTTTCTCCGTTAAAATGGACAGTGTCAGGATTGTATCGGATCAGGAGGGTGGGTTTCGGACGGGATTGGTTCATTTCCAAGATGCGTTGGCATTCACAATTGTAGGTCTTATGTTGGTCTTCATCAATTTCGAGATGGACGAAATAATCACCACAATCATATAAAATATCAGGAAAATAGTGTAAATGACGGAACGAAGAATGTTCAACAACCTCATAAGGATTATGAAGAAAAGATGAAAATGAATTATTCTGAGATCGGAGAAAATCAACCACTTTCATTTCACGAGATTTGCGACGACGGGTTTGTGAAGTGTCATGGCGAACACATAAATGATTATCTGTTGATGTTTGGATCTGACATGTTGTCCCGTCTGGGTAGGTATATGAACATTTTTTATTAGTATCACAACGTCTATTTTCTTCAATATTTATTAAGTTTTATATATTGTGATTTCGAACACGAAGAACACCATAAATACTTACCATCGTATCCATATGTTGGTCTTGTTATATTACATACTTCACACAATTTTTGAGAAGTACATCTACGGTTTTCACTAATATTTAGTTCTTGCCATTTTATTCTAGCACAATCAGAACACCATATTAATTTTTTTTCGTCATACCCATATGAAGCTCGTTTATTGTGACATTCATTACATTTTTTTTGAATATCACACCATCTGTTTTTATCAATATTAAGAATCTCTCTTATAATTTTAGCACATGTAGAACACCACGAGTATTTATTATCATAACCATAGCCATTTTTTATTTTCTGACACATGATACACTTTGGATTCAGGTTACATCGCCTTTCTTCACCTATGTTTAGTAAATCAAACTGAACGATAGAACATGGTGCACACCATAAACGAGCATTCCCGTCATAACCATAATTTGCTCTTGTTTGTTTACAAACATTACATTTTACTTGTGTATCGCACCACCTCTCTTCGCCAATTTTTAACTCTTCATAATTTGATAAAGCACAATTCGCACACCATATATATGGATTATTATCATAACCAAAAGATGCGCTTATTTTTTTACACACTTGACATTTTCTCTTACTATTACAACGTCGATTAATATCAATATTTAATTCAACATAACATTCAGCAGCACAATCAAAACACCACATCAAACTATTCCCATCATAACCAAAAGATGGTGATACAATTTTACATTTTAGGCATTTTGGAAATATATTACATCGTCTTTCTTCGCTAATATTCATTTCAATATAACATAAAGACGCACAAGTTGCACACCATATATATTTATCTCCATCATATCCAAAACTCGCTCTTGTTTTGTTACATAAATGACATTTTTTATGTGAATCACATCTTCTATCTACACTAATATTCAAATCTATATAAAATTTAGTTGCGCATGGTTTACACCATATTTTTTTATTTTTGTCATATCCATAGGATGCTCGTTTCTTCTGACATGCTTTACATTTATCTGCCATGTTTTTATGTTTTTATTCGCAAATTATTTAAATCAAATTTCATTTTTTTAAAAATAAAATTTAAGAATCGTATTCATATTAATCAACTTCTTCAATTTTGATATTGTCGTCAGTTGCTTTGAATTCTTCTGGAGGAGTAGTATCTGTTGCCGTTTCTGGTGAAGGTGTTGGTGGTTGGAGGAATTCCATGATTTTGGTTCTGCGTTCATCATATACTTCCTTTTCTTCATTTGGATGCTCCTCTAACCACTTTATTTCTTCTTGAATCTTTGTCTTGACTTCCTCTGGGAGTTTGTCTTGTGATTTGGCTTGATAAAGAATTGACTCGTATAGATTTTTGGCTTCAACTTGTTCCTTGAATTTCTTGTCTTGTTCCTTGAACTGTTCTGCCTCATCAATCATCCGCTTGATCTCTTCTTCACTCAAATTCTTCTTGTCATTTGTAATTGTAAGATTCTTTTTGGTTCCTTCTTTACCCTCAACCTCCGCACTTACTTCAAGAATACCATCAGCACTGAGGTCGTACGTCACATTGATCTTGGGAACACCCCTGGGAGCTGGTGGGATGCCTTCCAACTGGAATGTCCCGAGTGTGTGGTTGTCCGCAGAACGAGCACGCTCACCCTCCAGGATCTTGATCGTCGCTGATGGTTGGTTGTCGCTGAACGTGCTGAATGTCTGGGTCTTTTTGGCAGGAATAGTGGTGTTCCTGGGGATCAATACAGTCATCATATCACCAGCTGTCTCAATCCCCAGTGATAGGGGGCAGACATCCAACAAGACAATATTGTCGGTTTTCTCGGATTGGATTCCTGTCAGAATGGCAGATTGAATAGATGCGCCTACCGCAACCGCTTCGTCTACGTTGATACCAGTGCAGGGATCCTTCCCGAAATAGTCCTTCAGCATGCTCTGGATCTTGGGGATTCGGGTGGTGCCACCCACCAAAACCACCTCGTCAATCTGTGCCTTGCCCAGTTTGCCGTCCGCCAACACCTTGTAAACGGGTTCCATGGTCCGCCTGAAAATATCGGCAGCCAGGTCCTCAAATTTGGCACGGGTCAGCACCATATTAAAATCGTGCCCCTCATACAAGGAGTCAATCTCGATTGTGGCCGTAGAAGCCGATGACAATGTCCGCTTGGCCCTCTCGCACGCATTCTGGATCCTCCTCAGGGGACGTGTCTTGCCAGTCAGGTCCAAACCGGTCTTTTTCTGGAATTCCTTGGCGAAATGATCCACCATCCGGACATCAATGTCCTCCCCTCCCAAGTTGCTGTCCCCGCTTGTCGCCACTACTTCAAAAATACCATCAGAAATGTTCAGCAACGACACATCATGTGTGCCTCCACCGCAGTCGAATACCAGTATATTCTTCTCTTCTCCTTCCTTCATCTTGTCCAGCCCATAGGCAATGGACGCTGCGGTGGGTTCCTGGATCAGGCGCAACACCTCCAATCCAGCAATCGCACAAGCGTCCTTCGTGCCCTGTCTCTGGCTGTCATTGAAATAAGCCGGGACGGTCACAACCACTTTTTTCAGTTCATATCCTAGGTATGCCTCTGTGATGGCCTTCATCTCCCCCATGACCATGGAGGAAATCTCTTCAGGTGTGAATAATTTCTTTTCACCCTTGATTTCTACTTCAAAATGGGGTTTGTTGTTCTTTTCCACAAGATTACAGGTCAGGTGGGTCTTGTTCTTCTGGACCACAGGATCATCCCACGTCCTGCCAATGAAACGCTTCGCATCAAAAATCGTATTCTTGGGGTTGGAAACAACCTGGTTCTTGGCCGCATCACCCACCAATCTCTCCCCCGTCTCTGGGTTGAACGATACCCAACTGGGGACCGTGCGATTGCCGGTTGTCGTATGAGCAATCACCTCCACCTTGTTGTTCTCAAAAACAGCACTACAGCTGTTGGTAGTCCCTAGGTCAACTCCAAATGCCTTGATTGTCATAATTTGCTTTTATTTTACATTTTCAAGTTCTTAAATTCATTTTTATTTCCATCATTAAATCATTTTCTCGAGCAAATGTCCTGTAATATGATAAGCAAGATCAAAGGAGATTCGTTTGCGTTGATTTTCGCGATAATTGGATAAAAATAATGAATGGTAATCATTACGATATCTTTGAAGTAAGGTATTGAATCTGCTCACAACGCATTCTTGTTGCTCCAATGAGATTGGAGGATTGATTACCAAAGTTGCGTAAGACCGCGCACTTGTGTTTGGTGTCTCGTCCACATAAACATTTGCCGTTTTTACAATATTCATCCCGATTGGTTTTTCGTCATCAATACATTTCAATAAAATATTTGTGTGTTGTTTGTCCTTGTTGTGTTTCGTCAGCCGAGCGATTTGATAAGAATGTGTTCTTTCAAGATTATAAATATCCCCCCCGATAAGGAAATGATTGAGTGTTGAAAGTTTTACCGAAAAATGTTTTTCTGTAGGGTAGATGGAAACATTGATCCTATCATCATTGGTTCTTTTTCTTTCAAATTGAAAAGCACACACCGAATAAGTTGTGTCGTGAAAAACCTGTTCCTCAAAAATGTTAAGATGAATAACATGAAATTTCTCCAAAAAATCCTTCCTTAATTTCATATCTGCCTTGCGAATAGGACACCAGAAATTAATAGGAATAATCACAATTCCTCCAATCGCACCAGAGAGTGTAATTTGTTTCATGAAGCATTTATACAGATCATCTGTTTTATACTGATCAAAATATCTCTTGTCTTGGCATTTGTTCCTTGCCAGATAAGGGGGGTTGGTCAAAACAAATTTATTGTCATAACAAGGAGGATTTTGAAGTGTATCTTGTTCTATAATAAAATCTTGTTTAGGATCAATATCATAACATTCAAATACAATATCTGGTCTATCTTTAATGAATTTTAGTAAATCACCTGCTCCAGCAAAAGGTTCTATAATATTTTTTACATGGCTTGGAACACTCAAGTTTCTTAAAATTTTTTCGTAGTTTGTAGTAAAAAATTGACCTAATTCTTGTTTCTTTTTTAAATCGTTATTTTTCATTTGTAATTTAGAAATTATTTCTTTAAACCAAAATTCTTCAAATTGTTCCATATCTCCAACAAAAATATGGTCCTTGACGTCAGCATGACAATCTAACAAGTATTTAAATTTCGACATACTTTTGAAAGAAGTATCTCCATCTAAAATATTTATAAAATATATATTTTCATAATTGGCAACTAAATATTTTAATTGTGTTTTTATAAAATGATAAACTCGAATTGACCTTGTCTGGGCCCCACCCTGATCACAAATAAATTTGAGATTCAAATAAAAGCTGTTTGATAAATGTTTTACAAATCCATCAAAATCTTCAGTCCATTCAAATCCATCGTCGTCTTTCAATGGGAATTTTTTATAACAAAGATCTAAAGAATCCATATGTAATCGAATTCCCGTGTTATAAGACCATGTTAGTCCTGTTATTTTATCGATACATTAACGCTGGAAACTTTCGCATTCATTTTTTTTTCCTCCCTGATACCAAACTTGTTCTTTTCTCCATGTTTTGGTGTGTTTAATTGACGATACAAACGACATTTTTATTTTTTTATAAAATCTATTTATAACTTTCATTTTTATCTCCATCCAAAAAATTTCACGAATAATACTTGTCTGTCCCGTGGATGCCGACGGGGTGTGTGGAATACACATCTTCAGTTGCAAACTGGTATGATGTCTGGACATCTGGCAAGTTATACCCACTTTTTTCCCACAAAAGATCGGTAAAGAAAACGTCTTCTGGGCGGTTTTCCAGTTGGTTCTGTCTCACATTTTCAAGCGCCACCTCCAGCATGGCTTTTTTCTTTCGCAACGAGAAACCCCCATTATAAACACACATCTCATTCCCCCGAATCAGGCCACACGGAGCCCCAATCATATCGTATTGTTCGACCCATGTGGGGATTGGCCTCAACAATAAACAGTCAATCTGAAAAATAAGGATTGTCTCTTCGTAGATCTGTTCCCAGAACTGTCTCTGTCGCAAGAGGTAAGAATACTGTTTGGGGGTCATTCTTTTATCCCGAATTGTTGTTTTGCGATACTGGAAATCGGGCAATTCAGTTGTTAAAAAATTTTCCACCTTGTCATTGATGAACAAGTGGAAATTCCATTCCCCCCCTAAAACAATACAGAAATTTTTAAGGACCAGGGGTAGGAAATACGCATCACGGGTCTCCACCAGCACGGCCACCCTGGTATTTGTTTCCTTGTTTTGGTGCTCACATCCTACGTGGCTGTATGTTTCGACCAGGTGTCTTCCAATATCCTTTTGGATCATGTTTTTTTCTAAACAAAACTTTTGTTTTTTTATTGTTTAGAAAAACATAATTGTTGTGTATTGTCATCAAAATTGATTTCTTCTGTTTTGTGCTGAAGGTTATAAGACAAACAGCACTGACATTTTCTTTTTTATACAGATACAAAATGGACAAGGAATTCTTTTTCAGGGTATGGAATACCTACCACACCCACTGGGGAAAAGAAGAACAACAAGAAATCAAGAAGCGATACTCGGCATCTTTACTGGAAAAAAAACTTAAAAAATCAAGCAGCATCAACGCCCTCCTTTACATGTTTGACATATTCAGGGACGACATTTTTGAATACGACTATGAGGTCCTGCGTGCCATCAAGAACATGTCCAGGGCGTGTATGGAAGAAGAGGACTTGTGTGAAGAGGAAGATTCTTATACACGGATGAATAGCGATTTCCACCTATACCACCATTTCGGGGTTTTGTCTGTGGCCCAGCGTCAATGGATGTCATTGAGGAAGTCGAGGGGGGCCAACAGTATCGTATTGACCGATGAAAACATTTATAATCTTTCGGCCATACTCGTCCTACCAACGATTTAAAAAAAATTTTTTTTTTGACGACATAAATAAATATTCTTTATAAATAAAAAATGCCAGAACAAGTATTTATTAAATTCCACACAAAATGGTTCTACATCCCAGCCATGATCGCAATTGCCTTCATCTTTGCCTTTGTTGGAGTCAAGGACTGCTACAAGAAAATCCGCGAATTCGTAAAAGTGTTGGACAACGACCAGAAGAAGATCTATAACGAAATCCGCAAGGAGCGTGAAAACACCTATTGGTGTGCCCTCATGCAGGGATGTTTTGTAGCTGTGCTTTACATTCTTGTCGCCACCTTTACATGCGGTCAATCCAAGTCCATCTACCACCTTGTATCAGATATCATGTGTATCGTTTTTGTGACAACCTATTTTGTCTATACGCTCAAGGAAAAGAAGAAAATCATGCTGATTGACGGGGATATGGACGAGACACAGGAGAAGAAGTGGATCACCATATACCGTTGTATGCAGAAAAATTTCCACAGTTATTTCTTGTTTGGCCTTTTGTTCTCTGGGCTTGTCTTTAGTTTGCTGGACATTATTTCTCCCCCTGTGATGGTCTGTGTGAATCCTAAAAGGCGCAAACAACAAGAAAAAAAATTATTGAAAAAATCCCGCAAGTAAAAAAAATAACGAAAAGTATGTATGTTTATCTAAATAAATTATTTAGATAAGTAGGAATTTATTCACATACACAAAACAGGTGGGTTGCATGGGAACAATCTGTTCCCCCTCAATTGTAAGCACTCCGCCACATGTTCGTTATAATCAATCAATATTTCCTTTAGATCATTTTTAAAACACTTGATACGGTGCTGGATGTCGGTGTGCTGCTGTCTCGTGATATCAAGAAGGATCCTCATCCCTCGTTTATAGTAATCGCCCCAGAGGACATACAGCGACAGATTCCGTTGTCGTTCCTCGTCTTGTTGGTACAAGTGATCTTCAAGCAAGCCACAGCAGAACGGGTCTGGGTCTGTTTGTTTCAATGGGGAAACCTTTTCCATTTGGTTCTCAATATCTGTCATCAGGTGATAAAATTCTTCAAAAATCCACTTGAGGTGGTATTCCGTCATATTGTCGAGTTTTTGTTGAAAACCCTGTTTCATTGCGTGGTGCTGGTGGTGATCGAAGTAGTGTGGGTTGTGGATGTTTTCGTTGATGATGTTTCCATTATTCCAGTCAAACGCCGTATAACATTGGGTGCAGAACATCTGGAAACACCCGGATTTTTTTTCAATGGGGATACGGCAACCGGGGCAACGCCTGCTCAATTCCGCCACCTTGTCGAGGGATTTGACAATCTCATCCCGGCAGATGTGATGTTCTTCTTGATGACAGAGACATTTTTCACACACCCTGATCCAGCATGACGAGCAGGTCATCGTCGATTTCCTTATCTTGCCGTAGTGGCACGATGGGCACGGGCACAGAAAATCCTTGCCCAACGCTCGACTAAAACGCTTCATCAATAATTTTATACGATACTTTTTAAAAGAATCATCCAGAAACTTCTGTTCTAGGTTCTGCCTTAAAAACAACAAGTCCCACGAGTGCCGGCAATTCATACAATGAGCATCACTTGTAATATTCAATAAATATTTCTGGACACACCCACTACATGCCTCGTACTGACAATTATTACACTTTACTCTTTTTTCGTAATTTGTGCTACAACACACGCTACACTCCATTCTTCTTTTTATGGTTATGTGCTACAACTTTTAAATAAAATAGTTTCACTGATTGATTTCATTTTTTGGATTAGAAAAATGAAATTGGATCTGTTTGTTTTTATAAAAAATAAAAGAAACTATATGGTTCTGATTGGATTGATTGGGCGCAAACAATCTGGAAAAGACACCTTTGCCGATTACCTTGTCCGAACCCGCGGCTTCAAGAAGCATTCATTCGCAGAGCCCGTGAAACAGATATGCCAGATCATGTTCCATCTGGAAACAGAACAGATGCACGACCCACGCCTCAAGGAAAAAGTGGATGAAAGGTGGGGGCTCTCTCCAAGACAAATGATGCAAAAGGTCGGGACAGACATGGTCAGGGATATGCTGGGGAATGATTTCTGGGTAAGACATATGGACATGCGCGCACCAGCAGGCAATGTTATCATATCGGATGTGAGGTTCAGGAACGAGGCCCAGTGGGTCAAGGATCGGGGGGGTGTGCTGATAAGGATCGTGGATGGAACGCCACACTCCGACAACCACTCATCCGAAACAGAACAACTGGCCATCCAGGAAGACATCCTTGTCATGAACAACAAGACAAATGGTCTGGAAACATACCACCGCGAGATCGAAACCATTATCAAAAATATTTTATAGAAAATAACTAAAATTGACTTTCTATTCTTTCAACATGAATGGAAAAGATGAATGAACTTTATTGTTGTCGGGCTTTTTACTGTATTGCGGTTTCATTCCTTGTGGTGATTGTCATGCTTTTCCTTATGGGGGTTTTCAAGGTTCATTTTGTTTAAACAATCTTTACGTTGCTTGTATCATGTTTAAGGTAGCATACCTTATTTCCTTCAAAACTATCTACCCCAAAATTAATTGTGGAATTGTCGAGCTTACTCTTATCAGCAGACATCCCGTACTTGGACAGGCAACTATTGTTGCAGTCATTAAGACACCCTGTCTTGCCAGCATAAACAATCTTTCTTTTTATAGAGTTGTCAATATCCTTGAAATGAACCGCCACAAGGTCGTCCTTGTCACAAAAATCAAATTCCTTTTTCCAGTTGGCTCTCCCACATGCGGGAGAGTTCCACCACACGCCTAATTTTTTTTGCCATCATCCATCGTCTTTTTTTGTATGTTTCTGCCGTAGATACACGATGTAATATCAAAATCAGCACACGACCCGTATCCTGGATTTTTTTCTATGAATACATCGTGTCCTGCGAGGTGAGTGTATTTCTTATTGTTATACATTATGCTTGTGGGGCATGACGAGATTGTTTGTGTCTTGTATGATTTTGTATCGTAATTTTCCTTTGCGAATTTTAGGTATACCATGCCACTGCCACCATGGTCATTTTATAAGGGCACATTTTCGTTTTTGTTGCCTTTACCCGATTCTTTGCCATTTTGTCGTTTTATTAAATTAATCTAAAAAATTAATAAATTTGTTTGTATCAAAAAAAATAATTATATCGATTTAAAAACAAAAACCACAAACAAACAAAATGAAAAGACAAAATATTATACCGATAATAATCTTGTTGATCATGCTTATTTTGTTTGCAACCTTTTTTTACAGATGGAACAAATCACAAGAAGAAGAAGAACAACAAAATCTTATAGATCATCAGCAAGAACAAAAACGAATCCAAGAAGAAGAGAAAAACATTATCAATGAGAATTATATCGAAAGCCCAAAACAAGAGGTCGTGGTGGTTGAACAGGATTCGTATGACTGGGTCAAAAACTATTCGGCAGAACTGATGAATAGGTTCCAGATTGACCACGCCCATAGGGACATTTTCAAGGTCCTCCGCGATTTCGTTGTGGCCAACCAGCTTGAAAAGGCCGACGAATGTGATTTCCTATATCTGATTTTCTCCCAGTGTAATACCTTGTCTGTGGTAAAAAAGATGGACCTTGCCGTTTATATTGTATGGAAGTCCAGGAACCAACAACAGATCGATAGTGTGTACGATACAATCATGGCGATTGCCTCCGATAACCAGGAGAACCCAAAGGTGAGGGCAAATGCCCTGGAGATCTTGATGAGGAGCAACAACAAGATTTATATGGACCGTTCCAGGCGGATCATGGAGAACCTACAGGAACACGAAAAGGTCCAGGAGATGGCACAGATCCTACAGAGGATGGAAAGGATCCAGAATGTCATGCGGAACAATGCCCCACCAGCCACCAGCCAGCCGCCACGAGCACCCCTAACCCCTTATCAACAGGTCCACCAATTGAACAACCAGCCGCCCCCCATGACACCCGAAGAACAGCAGGTCCAACAGGCGCTCCTTGACCAATACCGGCGCCTAGAGAGGAGGGCCTTTAATGCGATGAACAAAAAGGCGACTGTTTATGACGACACCCAGAATGTGCACAACCACAAGATCAATGAGACCGTGATTGAGAGTGTCAAGAACATTATGGACCATAGTGCTACACCCGCCCCCCTTGTCCTCGTGGAGAGAGAGCTTGCCGCTTATTACCCAGATTACCACAAGCATAGGGAAAAGATCCAGTCCAGTATCAACAGGATCCGTTCCGACCCATCCAAATTCAAGGGAGAAACAACCATCTCGCAGGTTTTTGATCGTATTGTTTCAATCATTTCCAATTCCAGGCACAAGCAAGAAATGTGGAAACGGCTGGGGGAAGAACTTGTAGAGATGAACCAACTCTGCGCGACAGGTCATCTGTCGAGGATTGTCAATGTCATCCAGGGGTTCGATGACGTCCCGAATGAATTCCAGATCAGGATGGACCCAAAGGACGAGATTTATGCCAATATTTCCAACTACATCACCATGAATATCCAAGAATCAGGTGAAGCGGACAAACTGCTGGAATCGATGATTGACCCAGAAGACAGGACCCTATTCATTGGATTTGTCTGCATCATCCTCAAGCCCAAGGTTGCCGAACTACAAAAGGAATACCAGGGCATCGCAGAACCAGAAAAAATCACAGAATGTATCAACGCATCCATCAAGAACTACATCAAGAATGATGCAGAAACCGAAACAGTATTGAAATCCATCTATCAATAGTTTTTGTAAAAGAAGAAGAAGAATCTTGTTCTTAATAAATGAGTTCCCAAGGCAGCAATGGCGCAAAGAAGGTGATGCCCATGCGCTTACAGAAATATATCAATAAGAATGCTGACTACGGCACTTATACACCAGCCGAAGATTTTCCATACGCAAAATTAAGGATACGAGGAAACCCATTGATTTTGAACTCGCGAACCTTAATCTACGGTGTCTATTTTATCTGCTGTATAGGAAACTACAAGACAATTGTCGCCGAACAGCTGGCCACCATCCGGCGTTCTGGGTTGTTTGCAAAAACCAATATGATTTTTTGTTTTATATGCGAATATACCGACGAGATAATGCCGGTATTACAACCTTACATGTCAAAACTCAAGATTATCTCCACCACAGAGAACCTGTATGAGAAGTTTGCCATTGAGAATTTCCGGGAACAGATACCAACCTCATCACAAACTTATTATCTTTTCTATTTTCACACAAAGGGGGTGAGCAGGGATGCCGATAAGAAAAAGGTTTATCATGAGAGGCGTAAAAATCTTGATTATTTTGTGCTTGAGAAACACGAAATCTGTATCTTCTGGTTGGACCACAATTACGATGCTGTTGGTGTATCCCTTTCCTTGTATCCATTGCTCCATTTTTCTGGTAATTTCTGGTGGGCAAAATCCAGTCATCTCGATAAACTTCCAGTAAAGCTAAAACATGGTGGTTATCTGGCACCCGAAATGCACATCTGCGGCATACCCAATGGCAGGTACATCAGTATCTGCCAGTCCACAAATAGTGGAAATGTAAGGGATTTCTTGAGATTGACAAACCATGATATTTTGAGGGAGAGCACGTGCTTACCCATCCAGAATGTCATTGCCAAAACATTTATGCAGCGTTTTTCTGCCGAAAAAATGAATTAAAAAAATAAAAAAACATAAAACAATCAATCATGAATGTCCAGTGCTGTATCTGCCACGAAAACGTGCGGGTGCCTGTTCGATTCATATGTTTTCAGTGTAAAAACGAACCGGGCCACCCGTCATGCAATTCGATTACGAGAATCTGCTTGTTGTGTGCGCGCGAATACCTTGAACTCGACAAGAAACGAACAGAAAGGATTTTTTATAGGAAATGCCTGACATGCCCGGCTCTAGTGAAATGTTCAACATTGTCTGCGTTGAACTCGTATGAAAAGGACTTTTTCATAATGTCTCGCGATTCCAAAGAAGATTATCCCTGTTTTTATGATCAGGATGGGTGTCGTTTTATCGGCACCCAGAACGAACTTGACCAGCATATCCAACACGAATGTCTTTTACGTGTCATTTCTTGCAGATATTGTAGAACCTACTACCAAGCCAAAGATGAGGACGATCATGTCCTGCAGTGTAAAGAACGATTCCATTGTTCTTTTTGTCTTGAATACATTCCATTAGAAAAAGAAAAGGATCATTTTTTAGAATTTCATCAACAACAAAAATGCCCTTATTGCTGTCGCTATAGGCCAAGTGTCTCTTTTGATCGCCACCTCGTCGAATGCCCGGAACGGCCACGTGAATGCTTATGCTGCCACGAGAAGATCATCAAGCACCAGATGCACGACCATCTACTGGAACATATCATTTCATATGAAAAGACCATCCGGAACTATACGAACTCAATCACTATCCTCTCGACACAGATTTCAATATTGGCCAAGGAATGCAAGAAATATTGTTAAAGTTATTTTATATCATTCATTACGGATATAAAATTATTCCAGGCATTCAAGGCACACCTCATAAACATCCTTGTATAATTTTGAATTTTTTATAAATGTTTCCAAAAAGTTTTTTAAATCTTGTTTAGAATCTTCGGGGATGTTGATGTCGTCATCGTCCCTATCTACGTGTGTCTTGATGTAGAGGATATTGAGGAGATGGTGGAGGCATTCTTTTTCTTCTTTATTATCTGTAGTTCTTTTCCACAGGGTCAATCGCGATACCGGGACCGCTAGGAGTTTTTGTAGCTCCTTTTTCCTCTGTTCCTTTTGTTTTCGAACCTGTTCATTGTCCATATATTCTTGTCGGCTCTGGAGAATGATCCTATGTAATTCCTCATCCTGGTCGTAAGCCCCATTCAGTAATTGGTCCTGGTATGAAAAATCAGGGGTGCGTGGTGGCGACTGTTCCATTCGTTCTCTGACTCTCTAATTTCTGTATAAAAAATCAATTTTGAAAAATTGATGTTTTTTGTGTAAAAACAAAAAGAAAACGGCAACATGAGGAAACTCACAAAAAAAGAGATTGAAACAATACTGGATGGATTGGGGGATTCCTATACTTCTTTTTGCGAACCACTAAAAGAAACCATAATGAAGCACCACGTCGAAAAATTGAACCAACAGCTGGAGACGATTGAAATCTACCCCGAAGCGATCCCACAATTACGGGAAGAAATCCACAAGAATTTCAACAAGTCGCTGGCACAACCAGGGGAGAATGTAGGGGTATTGTGCGCCCAGAGTATCGGGGAAAAACAAACCCAATCCACGCTCAATTCCTTCCATGCGGCGGGGATTGCCGTCCAGATGGTTCTGACGGGCGTGCCCAGATTCCTTGAAATCCTGAATGCGACAAAAGAACCAAAGGTGACGACATCCAGGTTATATCTTTCCGACACAACCCTCAAATCTCCAGGTGAGATACGCAACTATATTGGAAATTCACTGGTTAATATAAAACTGGGTGATGTGATATCGTCCTTTAATATTTTTCATGAGAATAAAACAGAAGAAATCTGGTATCACCCCCATTCTTTGATGTTTGGTGTGGAATTCAGGGATCACGATCACGGCATCAGTATCCAGTTGAACAAGAAAATATTGTTCCAGAGGCGGCTCCCCGTGTTTTTGATACGCAAGAAAATAATGTCCGTATTCCACGACCTCCATGTGGTGATTTCTCCCATCCATATTGGGCAGATTGATATTTTTGTGGATATCTCGGAGATTGAACCCCCCGATGAGAACACACTTTTCCTCAATGAGAATAACTTTATTGATGTCTATTTGAAGGAAGTGGTCTTGGAGAAAATCAAGGACATCCAATTGGCGGGCATCAATGGCATCCGTGATTATTATGTCCAGAAAGACACAAACAACCGATGGTATGTGGAGACGATTGGGAACAATTTCCTGGAACTGTTGGGTAATCCTTGCTTCGAATATTACCACACCATGAGCAACAACATGTGGGATATTTACAATTGCCTGGGGATTGAGGCAACACGCCAGTACCTCTATGAGGAACTCTGGAATCTGGTTACTTCTGACGGGGCGTTCATCAACCCCTGCCATATCCTCCTCCTTGTTGATATCATGACCCATCATGGCAACATTGTCTCCATCTCTCGCTACGGGATGAAGAAGGAGCAACGAGGATTTCTGGCAAGGTCGTCATTCGAGGAATCGGTAGAACACTTTCTCAATGCCGCCTTCTTTTCAGAGAAGGATAAGCTGAAGTGTGTGTCTTCCTCGATCATCTGTGGGAAACGAGCCAATATGGGCACTGGTTTATGTGATGTCAAGGTTGATTTGAATATGATTGATGATAAATTCAACTCGTAAAGACGTGTCGGCACGATGGGCACGAGACAATTGATCGGGTCTCGTCATTCTGGTCCTCTTTCTGGTTGAAATGGAACCATTCCAGCACACATTTCTTGTGGAAAATGGTGGCACAGGAACACACGAGTTCTACACACCCCTTGTGGGATGGGTATTCGTGCGGATAAACATTGGCGCATATCAAACAGATTTCTTCCTTTTTTTCTTCGGGGATGTGTGCTTCTTTCCATATTTTTTCCCACCTGGTTTCCAGTTCTTCCAGGCGCTCGGTTGTGGGTGGTTGTGTGTTATTTTGTTCTTGATTATCAGTTTCAAAACTCTGTTGGGAGATGAGTCGAACAAACTCTTCTTCGTCTTCTTCTGAAATCAATGGGAAAAAAATAAGGGAAAAGATCCACGAATATTCATTGTCCAGCGCATTTAAAAGATCCTGATTGATCATACAAATAAAGAGCTTGATGTACATTGACAACAAGCAGAAAAAAATCAGCATGATCCAAAAGTTGGTAAAAAAGACAATAAACAATAATGTCCCGATACCACTCCTTGAAATAATCATAATGTACATGGACAACCCCAACAGTAGCATATTCAGAATTATAAACACTTTAAAGATACAATAAAAAATAACAGATAATTTTTTCACCATAAGACCTACAGCTTGTTGCATTTTCTATTTATGATGAATGAATAAATTTTTAAATCACATTTAATTTAAAAAATTTTTAGCAATGAAAAAGACAGTCAATATATTTATTTGTGCAGCATGATTTATGGATAATGGTTAGGGCAACCCGATAATTCAATTCTTCTGGACTGAGATTAGGTTGTGATTCGAGTATCTTTTCTTCATATTTTTTCCATAATTCTTCATAAGTGGCGCCACTCCACCTTTTGTATCGCCACATATTACGCATTGTATCGATAAGCACACTCAAAAACCTTACATAGAGATAAGAACGACGCCTGACATATTGTTTGATTGCGTTCCTGGTTTCGTAGGACTTGATTGCCAGGGTTTCCGTGTTGTAATCAACAATATAATATGAATGATAGATAGGCAAGAGCTGGTGGTACAAGTGGCGTGTCTTTCGGGCACCATGATCACCCCACCAGTTCTCACGATCCCCATAATAAAAAACAAGGTCTTTGACAGATAGAAAATGCAATGGTTTTTCACAATAAGAACGATCCTTGTCCAGGACCTGGGACAACTGGTTGCGGAACTTTTTTTGTTCCAAAGGAAGCTGAATAAAACCGTTCGCACACATAACAACATTCAAAAGAAAAAATAGTTTCAACAACATGAAACCCCACAAATAACTTTTTATTATATATTATGATAAAATCTTAAAATCATTTTTAAAAATATTAAAAAATTTATAGGTCTTCTTCTAAATAAAAATGGCACACGATATACGGGAGAAAAAACACTACCAGGAACAATCAGACAAGGCACGGTTGGCCATGGATGAAACTGAAGAGTTCCATGTGAAAAAGGTGGAAATCTCCTTTTCCCAACAACTCATCAAGTATAGGATGGATCGAAAATGGAAACGCCAGGATCTCGCCCGTTTTTTGTGTTTGAAAGAGAATGATGTGGCGGCACTTGAAACAGGAAAAGCTGTCCATGACGGCCAGCTCATCCACAAAATAAAACAAAAACTAAAATTATAAAAAAAGAAACAGTATAAATATTTTTACATATAAATATTTTTCTAAAAAACTTTTTTTTAGAAGAAAACAGTAAATCTTTTTTTTAAACATCATAATAGCACCTTCCAGTGTAGTTATAATCAGGGGTGGTGATGTAATTCTCGGCAAGAGGATAATTGGGAACAGTCTTGAGGAAACAGACAAAATCCTCAAAAATCTTGGAATGCTCCTTGAGGAAAACTTCAAACTTGCTTGGGTACAGCTTGATCCGTGGGTCCTTGTTCTTGTAGCCAATGTAGATCTTGGTGAGCACGTCAAAACAAGCGGGCCAGTTCTCCGTGACGGCCATCATGAGCTGATCATTGTCAATGGCCGATGGGTCATTCAGGTTCTTGTAGCCAATGGTGCCGATATTGTAGGTGGATGAATACCGAGTGACAAGGGGGGAATTGGCAACATTGGGGTCAAATGGTTCCGCATACTGGGACACCCCGGCATATGTCAGGAACCTCCTCTCGGCCGCATTGCGGATCATGTTCTGGCCGACTGTTGTCTTGATCTTGAGGTAGTTCTTGGCAATGTTCATGGTGAGGTTGTCAATCGCACCAACATTCGGCCATACAGTGTCCGTGTTGAACTTTACATACCCCTCGCAGAAACCATCATACACGCTGGAACACCGCTCACTCATATAATTCATACAACCAGGCCCGTAGGGAGTGTAGAGCAGATTGGACGATGTGGAACCGTGGAGAAACTGGCTGTTGAATGTAGGCAAAACACAATACGTTAAAGGATTGGACTGGTCCATGGGGTTAAAAACATTTTCATTCATGGCACTGCCGAATTCACTGAATGTGGGATAAATCCTATTTCTTGACATAATTTATCTTTCTTATAGGTTTTTTTTTTGTTCTTAAAAATTTTTAAAAACAATAGTTTTTCTATTTAGATTGGTTTAAAGAAACAAATCGATTAGATATAGATAGAATGTTAAATTCAAATTCCACACCAATATGTGATTTATACATCCAGAAACAAAAAGAAATGGATCTAAAATTTAAAAATGTCGTGATTATGATGGAGATTGGAAAATTCTATGAGGTTTATACGTTTGAAACACCGGAAGGTGAGGTTGGAAAGGCAAAAGAAATCAGCCGTGTCTGTAATATTGTCTTGACAAGGAAGAACAAGAACAATGCCCATTCGATGTCCAATCCGCACATGTGCGGGTTTCCTTCCCACTCATTGTCCAGGTATGTCCAGCACCTCGTGTCTCATTCCTACACGGTGGCTGTGTATGCCCAGAACAACACAGGAGAAAAGATTGAGCGTGGGCTTCAGGGTGTGTACAGCCCTTCTGTCATGATTGGGGATATTGAGGATGAGAACCTGGAAGATATTGATCGTTCTGTGATGGCATTGTCAATCGAACAGTATGATTTTCTGGATAAAAAGCACTCTCCCATGTTTTCAGTAGCGTATGTGTGCGTCAATACAACCAATGGGAATGTCTGCTGTGAAGAAGAGACCTTCCACCACGAACACGACGTTATTTCATTTGTCCTCAAGATCTGTGATATCTACAAACCCCAGGAGATTTTAATGAGAAGCTGTATTGAGATTGAAAATATGGATGCGAGCGTTCATAATTTACCAAAATGGGAAAATGAAAACAAAAAATATAGCGAAATTGAATTCCAGCAGATCGTCCTGGAAAAGGTTTATACCCAACGGACGAGCCAAGAAATATCTGTGATTGAAGAGATTGGCCTTGAGCGCCATCCAGAACTGGTTTCCATTCTGGCACACCTAATCTCATTCCTGGAACAGCACCACCCACTCGCAATTTATCGTCTCCAGAAACCATGTTTCTTGCAGCACACAGACCACGTTGCCTACAATACCCAATCTCTGTATGATCTGGATTTGTTCTCAAGCAACAATAAACAGAAAAAATCATTGTTTGACATACTGGACAATACCAGCACACCAGCGGGAAAACGGCTGTTGAGAAAAACCATGTTTGCGCCCCATTACAATACACTAAAGCTCAACAGGTCCTATGATGAGATCAGTGCCATTGTGCCGCTTGTCCAGGACCTCCAGATCAAGAAAAATGTGGGGTTTTACAGCACAGATGTCGAGCATGTTTTACGAAAGATCCAGATGGGGAATGCCGGTGTATCGGCGGTGTTCCGGTTCCTGAAATTGATGTTTGATTTTGAAAATCTGGTGGCAAGATTCCCACAGCAACTGGAAATCATCCAGGAATGGAAAAAGAAGGAAAAACAGATCCAGAAGATCAAGGGATTTGTCAATGAAAAATGGGACATGGCACTGATGCAGTCGTGGCGTTCGTGGGAAACAGACACCATCTGGATCCACACCCCACAGATCCTCATAAAAAAACAGATGGAACTCGATTCCAAAGAGGTGTCCTTCAAGAAATGGGTGGATGAGTGTATCGGGAAAGAAATGTTCCAACGGGTCGTTTTTTCGGAAGAAGAAGCTTACATTGGTGCGACAAAAAAAATCTACAATGAATTAAAAGACAGGCAGGACCTGCGCATACGTTCCATGAGCAGTTCCTACAGGATCCACCACCCCAATATCGACAGGTATTTCCAGGAAAGGAAAATCATACTGGGGTTTATTGTGAGGATGAGGCGCCAGATATTCCAGGAACAGGTGAAGGAATTGGTTGATAAACACGATCAGGTCCTGGCATACATGGCCCATATGACCGCCTATATCGACATGATCATCTCAAACGCCACAAACGCAACCCGTTTCCGCCTAAAGCGCCCCGAACCCACAGATGAAAAGAATTATTTATCGTGCGGCCAGTTGCGCCACCTTGTGGTGGAGGTCATGAACCCCCAGAACCACTACATCGCAAACGATGTCGAATTGACCGATCAGCACGGGATTCTCTTGTTTGGACAGAACAGCGCTGGGAAGTGTTTTGCCTACAATACAAAAATGGTATTGTGGGATGGAAACCATAAATCCGTCCAGGACCTGACACTTGAGGACACGCTGATTGGAGATGATGGGATGCCAAGAAAGATCATGGCCCTCACAAAAGGAAAAGGCACGCTCTATAGCATTGTGAGGAAAGACACGGAAGAAGTTATAATGAATGTGAATGAAGAGCACATCCTGTGCCTGACAAACAACAGTGGCACTAATTTCTTGGAGGTATCCGTCAAGAACCTCCTTGAAAAACCCTATAAGTACTCCACCATGATGAACCAATACACGAGGTGTTCATCCTTCCAAAACTCGAGATTGAATGTCATTGAAAGGCAATACTACATGAATGACGACGAGTGGAACAAGATCTACCTGTCATTCCTCCATTGTGGCAGGCGCGTCCAGTATTCAGCCGATAAACTCATGATTGAACCATCAGGGAACAACATTGTCCCGTTTTACATTGCCGAAAAGACAAGAAATGGGGAGTATTATGGGTTTGGGATTGATGGGAATGAGAGGTTCTTGATGCCGGATGGGACAGTTGCCCACAATAGCACATTGATGAAGAGCTTGGGTGTGGCGGTTGTGATGGCACAATCTGGGATGTTTGTTCCGTGTGATTCCATGAAATGGTCGCCATTCTCTTCCATTTTTACCAAGATTGGGAGCAGGGACAATATATGGAAAGGCAAATCGACATTCATTACAGAAATGAATGAACTGAAACACATTATCGATCGTTCTTGTGAAAGGTCGTTGATCCTATGCGACGAACTGACATCGGGAACAGAAACATTCAGCGCGACCGGGATTGTGGCCAGCACACTGGAAACCCTCCTTGACAAGAAATCCAAATTCATCATGACAACACACCTCCACACACTGAAACAGTTCCAGCAATTGATGATCCACCCACAACTCAGGGTCATGCACTTTAGCATGGAATACCACAAAGAGAACAAAAAACTAATGTTTGACAGGATTTTAAGAGAAGGATCTGGAAAATCCATATACGGATTGGAGATTGCCGAATACCTGGGGTTCAATGATACATTCTTGAAAAAGGCATTCCAGTATAGGACACAGCTAGACCCCAATTCGATCGAGATAGAACCCAAAAAAAGATCCAGGTACAATGTTAAAAAATGGATGAACACCTGTGAAAAATGTGGTTCCAAATTTGAACTCCACACCCACCACATCCAGCCCCAAAAGGACGCTTCAAACGATGGGTATATCGGCAATTACCACAAGAACAGATTGTGCAATTTACAGGTGCTGTGCAGGGTATGCCATGAAAACGAGCACCATCACGAGCATTGAAGAGGAAAGACGCCATTTTTAAAAGTTCGTTTCCATTCATCTTCGTAAAGGGTGTAATAATTATCGGGGATACACCCTATTTTCTGTAAATACATAAATGTCTTGTGTTTCTTTTTTGGGTCATTGACAATAAACAAGTTGCGGATGTTGAAAAACATTTCATAAATACGGAGCGCCCTGTTGAGTGTTGGAAAAAGTGTGTAGAACAACATGAACAGGTAATACACCAGCAGGACAGCCACCAGCAAGAACCACCTTTTTAAATCATCACCCTTGTCCCCAATAAGGAGCCAGCAGGTCGTGAGGAAACTGGCAACCATGATGATATTGATTAGGCAAAGTATCACAAAAAATACAAAAACATAGCCCGAAAACCCAACTTCTGTCCTGATATGGACCAATATGGGATTTTTCAAAAAGACGATGGGGAAAAGAAGGAAATAGCACATCATCTGCAGGGCCATCATAATACCAATGATATTCCGGACCCATTCAAATTTGGTCCTCTTCTTTTCTGGGATGAGTGGTGGTAAAAACTTGTGGGTCAATTGGTAATAACCAAAACAAACCCACGCAAAGATGAAAAAATTAATAAGGAAAAAACTGTAGCGATAATAAGATAAAAAGGCGAGTGGGATTATAACATCTAAATTCATTTTTATATTTCAAAAGAATAATATTTTTTGTCAAACAAGAAATATTTGAGTGAAAAAATCTAAAAAGAGCTTATTGGTTTATGGTTCGCAATGGGGATTGTGGTGTTTATCTTTTGTTTGAGGACAGGGGTGGGGTGAAAAACCCTTGGCTGGAGCTGTTCAAAAATTTTTTGTGTGGATCTCTGGGTGGTTTGTTGCTGTTTTGAGGGTGTAAAGGCGATTGATGGGCGTTTTGTGATTGGTTCTGGTTGTCTCATTTCGTGGTCCAATGGAAAAGAAGGGTGTGGTGGTTTAGGTTTTCTGGAAAAATATTCTTTGGGGTTCATCATGGAAGTTGCGGTATTGTGCATCCTCTGTTTTATAACTGTGGCTGGCACATCAACTTTGGGCTGGACCTGTTCAAAGATTGCCTGTATGGGTTTTGGTTTCTTGAATAATTCTTTTGGGAGGTTAATTGAAGATGGTGCCTGGGGCTGGCGTTTCTGGGCGCTATGATCTGCGGGAACATTTTCTCTTGTTTGGCTAAGTGTTGTTTGTTGTGCGGGCTCGATTGTGGGTTTTTGTGTTGGTTTGGGTTTGATGATGGAAGAAGCGGTTGTCTGTATCTGTTGCTTGAAATGGGGGGTTGTGGCCAGAATCTTCGGCTGGACCTGGTCAAAAATGGACTGTGTGGGCCTTGATTTCTTGAGTGGTTGTTTTGGGGGATTGAAAGAATTTGGTGCTGTGGGGATGCGTGACCCGGATGGCACTGGGATCCGGGGTCTTGGTGGTGGGACAAAAGGTTCCACATATATAGGGGGGCTCCTCAGTAATGATTTATTGTGTTCAATGATTTTGTCGTACTGGGCACAAACCAACAATTGTAAAGGGCTGACTGGAATCTGCTGACTGTATAATAACCCAGTTCTCATGAAATGAATATAGGCGTCCCTTGCGGTTTGCAGCCGTAAATGCTGGTATGTATTGAAATATTTTTCAACATCAAAAATTACGGGGATCAGGTCGGTCCTGTTTTCCAGGTGTCCAATGTGGATGTAGTGGAGAGATGCGTCGTGTTCCGTTTGAAGATCAACCAGATCGGGGTAATTCAACAAATAAATTTCCCAATCAAAATTGTTTAGAGTATGCGACATTTATTTCAAACTAATAAAATTTTCTAAAAACAAAAACAAAAAAATAATAATTTAAATTGTTGGCAAATACCCAATATTATAGGTAATCCATGAAAAATTATAGAGTTCGCTGTTTGCCAATTGCCCGTCCCAACTGATATAAACACCGGCACGCTGTCCAGCAATCACATCATAGCTAAGACCTTCAATCGCAACATAATAAGATTGATTATTCACAACAGTTTCAGCAAGGGTGACTGTCTGTCCGGTGTTGACAATGCTACCATCTTGATTACGGATCCGTATTTCCGCAACAAAATTATTGGCAGTCAGGGGGAGGCCCTCTGGTTCTTTCATTGCCACGTTAAAATAAATTGCCAATGAAGTGATTGTGGCATCGGTGGAAAAGAGAAGTGGCCAGTAGTATACATACTGGACAAAGCTCAGGTATCCATTCTGGAAAAACCCACCGACAATATAATCACCCGCAGAAGTATTGGGCAGATTGGATTGCTGCCCGCTTGTTGGGTAAACAATCATTGTAAAATACTGATTCGATGCACCAATCGGCACCCCACAAACAGTGGTGCCACAGGGCAATTCGAGAATGGGTCCATTACTGGTGATTTGGTTCTCGCCAACAAATATTGAATTGTTGGCAATGATATTTTCTGAAATCACAAGGTTTGTGCTGACTTGGTTTCCATCAATAGTGGTTCCTATACCTGTGCCATCACAGGTTGGAAATGCCAATTCACCATATAGGAATTGGTTGGAATCAACCAAGAGTGTTCCTTTCTTGGAAGGGCAAGTGTCAGGATCATCTATGATAAAACCCGGGTAAAAATCAATGGGTGTGATACGTCTCAGGATTTCACTGATATCAAGAGATGTAGAAGCACAACAACAAGCAAGAGAAGAAGAAGACAACATTTGTTTTTATTACCTAAAATAATAAAAATTTTATATACTTCTTAAAAAAGTGGGGTTTCGGTCGTTGGCATTTCAGTTGTCATTTCAGTAGGCATTTCAGTAGGCATTTCGGTCGTTGTCATTTCGATTGGCATTTCGGTCGTTGTCATTTCAGTAGGCATTTCGGTTGTTGTCATTGGCTGTTCGACGGGAGCATATGTCACAGCTTGAAGCTGTTGGGGTGGGAGTGTGACAGTTTCTCGTTTGTTCTGTGCTGTGATGAAGGTTGGGATAAATTTAGCGACAATCATGACCTGTTTTCGGACGGGTTGCGGATTTTTCTTATCAGCATGATAAGCAACCACATTTCCTAATTTCTTTTGCACAACAGGTGGAATGACCCTTTTCTTTGTTTGTGGAATGACCCTTTTCTTTGTTTGTGGAATGACCCTTTTTGGTAATTTTCGAGTGTAATCTTCTTTTTCTACAAAATAATCTTCTTGTTCTGTAAAAAAGTTTTCCCTTTCTGTAAAGAAATCTTCTTGTTCGGTAAGCACTTCCATTTTTTATTTTATAATAAAAAATTTTACACAAAAAACTATTTTTATCAAGAGAATCTTTTGAACCGATGGTGGTTCATTCTGTACAGGTTATCAAATAATGGTTCTGGGAAAGAATAAACAGACATGAGCCGTTTCAGAAGCTTGCGTGGGTGCTGGAATGTATTCTTCCACGTGTGCATCCTGCCCGTCATCAGGTTCGCAACCACCAGTTTTTCTGGCGGGTTCTGTGTCCGTTTGGTTGGCATGTTCGCATGGAAAGAGGTCTGCATGAACCATTCCATCGAGAAATCAACAGGGCTCACTTTGATATCATATAGGGATTTATGGACCGTGTCTAGGATCCCAGAGGTGCCCAGGATCCCATAGTGGTAGCCATTCTCAAAATACCTTTCGTCCAGATTGGGTTCAAACCCCAATCCCACCAATTCCTCGGGATTAGAGATATTGGCCAGGATGTCGTGACAAGGGCGGAACAGAATGTCCCCCGATAAAAAAGTAATGAAGGATTTGATGTTCCTCAAGAGGCGCTGGAAACTATTGTGGGGCAGATCAATATCAATGTGCCTAAAAATTTTTTGGTGGTGGTTCTGGAGCTCGTGGAACATTAAGGAGAGATCCCACCAGCCCTGTATAGTTTCCCTATTCTCTAAAAAAGCCGATACGTTCCTATGGAAACGGGGTGTGTTGAAACAAGAGTGCATCACGTATAGATGCCTGGACTTGATCTGTTCGAGGGCATTTTTAAGGGAGGGGTCATTCTCAATAATGGAACGGTAATTATCCATCATCAATTCCATCTGCTGGTTGTGCATGTCGGAATGGACCCATTTGGATAAACGAAAATCGTGGGCCCACGAGAGCAAGCGCTCATCATCGGTGAAATAAACATCCTTTGGAAACCACTCAATATCCTTGATGAACAAGTCGCGGTCCAGCTCCTTCATGAGGATAAGCTCGCACATCCTGGAAAGAATCGGGTAGATGTCATCCGGGAATTGGAACTTGACTCGCGAACCAAACTTGACAATCTCGACTTTGGGGTTGAACCCAAAAATATCCTCGGGGCGCTCAAAACGCCTTGAAACCTCCACTATGGACAGCATGTTCAATGTGGGTATATTAAGGGGCATTTTCCTATAGAATTTTACAAAATCTGGTCTAGGGAAACGAGAATGGGATGCTAGGTCATCAAACAATACATGGTGGTTCTTTGCCCACGATGTGTGGGCATATTTTTCCAGCACTGTTTCACCCTTTCGTGTCAAATAAACGGATGGTTGCGCGTAATGGAATCCCACAAAAAGATATTTGGTGGAGCGCGTGAGTGCGACATTCAGCAAGGAATGGAACAACAACTCGTGTTCCTTGTGCATCGCACATTCATCGGGGATACTTTTTTGTGTTAGGCCAATAAAAAATACGACCTTGTGGCCTTTCCCCTTGTCACCGTGGATGCTGATGAGGCAAGTTTTCCCGATCGCATGGTTCCACTGGATGGAATTGCGGTATCCGTCGTATTGTGTCATGAAATGAATCACAGAATTCTTGTGCCCGTGGTTTGCCCACAGGTTTTCTAATGAAAGGCGCAGTGCCTCAAACACGGGTTGGTTGTTGGACTTGCGCATCATGAAACAGAAATCAGAGGGTTTTAAATCCCTATCGTGGGACATTAAAGTTTCCACCATCTGGCACAGCTGGCCCACAAGCAGGCCGACATCGTAGCGTTTAGAGGTGCTCCCGTGGGTGAAAAGGAAGGGTTTATTGTGGTGGTCCTGATTGGTGGGGATGAGCGGTTTGCAGTTGTGGGTTTCTACGGCTTCTTTCAGGATCTGGTTGCAAAACGCGATATGCCCGGCGGGGCACCGGTAGCATTTCTGCATGTAGAATCGCTGGCACGATGGGAGTGTGGCAAAAATTGTGATGGGGTGTGTCTTGTCTTCCAATGATTTTTCAAAAATAGTTTGCATATAATCTCCACAAAAAACAGCACGGACATTTGGTTTCTTCATCAACAAGGAGACAATGAGCCCTGCCTTGGCGGCATCGAAATCCTGGCATTCGTCAATAAGGACCTCATCCGCATACTCTCCATTCTTGAGACAGAACCCCTTGAAGTTGTCCATTTCCATCAAACATTTCGCCTTGAAACCGTGGTAGGATCCCATGGTGGTCAGGTGTTTCCATTCCTGGTCCTGGAGCTGCTTGTGGATCCAGGCATCAAAATTTGCGACTTCAATCGTCTTCCCACGGGAAATGGCGAGGTGGTGGTTGCTGGTGGCTTGGCGATAAACGACCGTGTTGAGGTAATTCCCAACACGGGAACAGATCTCGTCCGTGACGGAACCTACCTGGGTCAGGAACAGTATATTCTTGTTTTCTTTTAGGTGCCTGCGCAAGCCCAGACGGACCATGGTGTCGGTCTTCCTTGAACCTGCCACCCCCTCCATGATGATGTATTGCGCATTTGAGGAACAGATAGATCGTTGATCCGGATTGATGTAATCCTCAATCTTTTTCAAGAGAGGATCGTTGGTCATTTTATTAAAGATGCGACAAGTTCTTAGATTTTGTTTTCATTTGATTTTGAAAAAAATTAGAAATATTTCTTGTCGGCCATCCTAATAATTGGAAAATAGAATAGATTGTGGAAGACATTGGTTTAAGATGAACCCGAATGTGGGAGGGACGATCATTCACACCATCTTCCAAAACACGGAAAATAAAAGAAAGATTATTTAAGAAAAGTGTTTGTTCTTGAGAGTTGACATCTTGTCTTTCAGACAATGCTGTTTTTATTTTTTTTGTTAAAAGTTTTTGAGTTTTTTTAAAAATTTTTTTGCGTTTTTCATTATTCATTTGCCGTAAAGAAACATAAAGATCAAGATATTCTGACATGCTGTTTGGTATTTGTTGTTTAGATGATCTTGTCGAGATTGATAAAGATCTTCTTGAAAGGGATAATGGTGATGATTGAGGAGAAGTATACACATATCGTGCCATCTGTTGTTGGAATTTTTTAGAAGGTGGTCCAGCAATCAAATACCTCAAATAATCAACTACATTTTGTAGGATTGGTAAATTACTATATTTATGAATAGATCCACTAAAACTTTCAAGAGGAAATAATTGGCGTAAAAAATATTTTGTGACCAGTGGTCGTTTCATTATACTCTTTTTCAATTGTGCCATGAAATCCTCAATATGATCTTTACGAAGCGGGGATTTTACAATGTATGTAAAAATCTGGTGGATTTTTTGTTGTTCGTCTATTGTTACTTTTGTTTTCATAGTGACATTATTAAATATTTTTTCCCAAATCTTAGTTGTGTTTAGGCCTTTCTTGACAAGATCATGTAATTCATAAAGATAATTTGAAAGTATTTGTTGCTGTTCTAGAACAGCACGTGCATCAAAAAACTGATGTTGGTCAATTCTTGAACTCATTTTCTTAAATATTATAAAAAAAAAAAATAAATAATAAAAAAATGCGTGTTTTTTATTGTGATTTTGGGCCCTTTTGTGATTTTGCTATTAGCAAAAAGATGATTGCCACCTTTTTAAAAAATAAAATT